TCTCCAACTGAACCTCGTAGTAACCCAGGTCGTCACCCTCGGCAGCCTGTGCAGCCGTACCGTCGGTGATGCCTTTGAGCTGTGCGAAGTAGATTGCCATACCGTCAGCAGGAACAACACCAGTTGAGAACACCTGGCGCAGAGGCGCAGCGTTTTCGATGATACGAGTGAGGTCCGTGTCGATGGGGGTAACAACCGAGTCGCCGGTGTTTGCGCCAGTGTACGCACGTACAGCCATGTCGTCACCCTTTGCGAGTGCCTGCATGAATTCGCCAGCCGAGCGACGGTCGGTGACCGGTGCGCTGTTGGATGACTTGATGGTTACGAGCTCACGCTGCATAACCTCAACTGCTTCTCGAACCTCGGCGAGTTCGGAAGAGTCGGGAGTGGTTTCTTCAGGATCCACGATATCTCCTTTGTTTTCAGCCGAGGCCGGAATTTCCGACTCCGGTTCGTCACGTACTGCTGTGACACTTGCTCCGTCGTACCAAGGAAATGGCACCAGGGAAACTTCGCGCACGAGTGCGTCGGTGACCTGGCGGACACCGTCGACAACCTGTGCGTCGCGCATAACGAAACCGACAGACATTTTGTTGATGACACCGTCGCGGAGCAACGTGTGAACATCCTGTCCAAGGGCAGTCTCGGAGATGGTTGCGCGAACCATGAAACCTGCATCGGTTTGTTCACCGGCAATGATTTTGCCGATGGGTTCTTTGTGTTGCCAGAACAGTTTGGCTTCAGCATCGAGCGTGACTGCGCCGCGCTGAAACACTTCACCGTTAGACACTTGACCGTAAGGTACGGCCATCCCAGTTACTTCACGTGTGGCTGCGTCGAAACGCACATCCATTTCACGAATCTCAAGCGAGTCCTGCATCGGGTACTCCAATCGGGTTCAGTGGGGGCAAGTCCTCAATTTCACGGACTTCGTCGATGGTCATAAATCCTGCGGCCAGCGCAATCTGGTGTGCCTGGTAGCGAGTAAATGTGTCGGTGCGTAGCAACGAGTCTGTGTTGATCTCGACGTTGACACCACGCGCTGAAAGTTGCGACATGGCGGATTCAATTTCGACAATGTATTGCGACAGCGTGTAACGAACAAACGCGATTTGTTCCTGCTCCATGTTCTGATAAGTCATAGAAGCACCATCGCCAACTGGGGCTAAAAGCATGTTCGCAGGAACCCCAAACAGTCGCGCAACCTGTTGGACGTTGAAACCCTGCACCTCGATCCAGCTGGCATCCTTGGGGTTAAGATACATAGGCTGGTAATTGAGCCCATTTCCGAGGACAGCTACTCCATGCTTGGCCCCAGCAGTTGAGTTCCAAGCATCCTTTGCAGCTGCGGCCTGGTCAGGGGATAGCATCTGGTCAGACTTGAGAACACCATTCGGGACACCAGAATCGTTGAACCATGTCGCTGCATAGTCCCGAGTGTCTCGAGCGTTCATCAGTTCCTGTTGCGCGGCCTGAATGGGCCCTAGTCCATAAGCGTTGCCAGGAACGCGCATCAGTGCCAGGTGCTGAATCTCATTGAGTCCATACATCTTGGTACCGCGATACTGGTAGCCAAGGACGTTGCCAAATTCATCGGTTTTGATAAACATGTTGAATGGGTTGAGGACGCGCAGGTTGACCGTTTCGCCGCGAGGGTTCTTTGAAATCTCCCAGTAAGCGTTACCGGACAAAGCCAACGAGTTGACGGTCGACTCCATCCACGACTCGCGTGTAACCGCAGCGTCCGGCTGACGGATCCATAAAGGTGTCGGGGTGACCTTGATGTCCTCACGATATGCGTGAATGCCCATCTGCTTCATCGCTGTTGCGAGAACAGTTACGGACCGGTAGACGGAGGCGAGGCTGAGAGCGTCGTTTGTAGTCACACCCGACGAAGCAAACTTCGGTTGCATGACAAGCGCACTAGAGCGTTCCTCTACTGCGCGTGTCCGCGTTAGGCCCAGATAATCAAGAAATCCCATTACTACATATTGTGTCACATATCAAGTCAGACCACAACATATAGTGTTTGGCGTGTTGTTACTGGCAACTATCGCATTGCAACAGATCCATAGGGTCCTGCGGTACAGCGTAACCGTCGATGTTGTCGTTGTTCATAGAGAATCAGAATACCTGCAAAGGTTGTTCGCGTAAAGTATCCGCGCCGAACGTCGACAACAACGTGGCCATGACCGCGTCAATCTCCACCGCCGAGTCACGCCTAGACACACGGAACCCCTCACCAACCATCTTGCGAACAGTACGCGGAATCTGAATCGACAACAAAGGGTCGCCGCCATGCTGAAGCGTCTTACGCGCCAGACGCGCATAGAACATCGAGGAGGCGTTCACAATGTCACCTAGTGTCGCTGTCTCCGCCGGATAACCACGAGCTTTCAATTCCTTGTGTAGATCGCGCAAAGTGTAACCGTCGACAATGATTGCCCTAGGGTTATGCGACATCAGTTGACCGCACACAAATATGAGCTGTTCGAGTGAGGGTTTGTTGATTGAGGCCACCAACTCGGTATAGATAACATCATCAACCTTGACCGACACAGAAACGGTGGCATGCGCCCAGTCCGGTGTCCGGTCAATCGCAAACACATATTCGCCCTGGGGCAACGCGCCCCCAAACGGTCGCTCACACTTCTGCCACAACTCGGCAGGGATAAACGTCTTAGTACCGGACTGGATAAACCTATTGAGTCGGTAGCGAATAATGTCATCTTTCGGCAGCGCACGAACATCGTCAAGCAACAGTTTCGGATTTATACGACCCGACTGCAACGCAGGGTTCGCTTCCATTAGCAAACCAATCAACTCGTCATCATCGTCCGGCACGATCGCTTCCGACGCTTCCCAAATCCATGCACCGAAACGCGGCAGGTCGCCGGCTATTGCTTTGTCAGCGTTTGCATAAAGTCGCGTAAGTAATTCACTATTTTCGTCACCTGCTGTTGTAATTCCAACCAGGAGGGTATCTGGCCGCGCACCTGTACCAGACGCAAGTGCATCCCAGACCTTAGCTTCAACCAGGTGAACTTCATCCACAATGCCAACACTGACAGGAATGCCCTGCAGAGTGTTAGCGTTACTTGCTTTGATTTCATATCGACTCCCATCGAGTGTTTTGATACCACGTGTCTCGGTCAATTTGCTCATACGTCGCTCGAGCGCAGGGTTCCCAGCAATGACTCTCTGCACACGGTCATAAACCAAACGTGCCTGTTCCGCTGTCGAGGCTACACCGACCGAATACGCGCCAGGCTTACGCAACAATGCCCAAATACCTAACGCACCAACAATCTCCGACTTACCATTCTGCCGGCCCATCGAAATACAACACGATCGCCAGCGCAGCTCACCGGACGGCAACAACTCCGTCACCCGACGCAACAACTCCAACTGCCAATCATCAAACTTGAAGCCAGGGGTAGCGACCGCCCACGATTTCTCAATAGCCGGCAACAACCAGTCAATGTCACACTCGAAGTCGTCGACCAAAGTCGGCGTGTGGCGAGTGGGGGCAAACGTCATCGAGTCAACAATGCTTCAAGCTCATCTATGGGTGCGCCATCCGGTGCGGAGTTCCGCAACATGCGCAGGCCCTGCAAATACGATGACGACTTCGCCGCCGTGTACTCCTGATCTAGCGAGTCAGCGGTTGCCAGGCACAGTGCCACAATCGCGGCGTGTTCCTTACCAACCCAACTAAGCGAATCCAAAGTCATTTCGAGAGCTTTGCGATTTCCTGTAGGAATATCGCGCCATGATGCGTTAGCCATGCTGTGTCCTGTCTATAGTTTGCGCCCAACCTTGAACCTTTTTTCTTGGCATGCGTTAGGGCGGGAGCGGCGCGGGATGTAAGGATGCCCTCCAAAAAAAGGAGGACATGGTTTGAGCGGCTGATGTGGCACCTGCCGCTCATGTTTTGCCTACGATAGGCGTACCCCCCACCTGGGGTTTATCCAGTTGATGCGTGAGTGTATCTTGTTTGACTTGAGGCCGTTGCATTTGTTGCATGCGGCGAGTAGGTTACTGGGGTCTGCTGATCCACCCATGCTTGCTGGGATGATGTGGTCGACGGTGTCTGCCTCTGCTCCACAGTAGGCGCAGGTGTGTGCGTCGCGTTCGAGTATGTGTAAGCGTATGGCTTTCCATGTGCTGGTCTTGAGGTCTGGTCTGTTGAGTGCTGGCAT